TTACGCCTGCCTCCTCTTCAAAATCGTCAGCACCGGCCCACGCGAGTCCGTCGCTGAAACTCTGTTTGCCGCCTCTATCAACTGTCCCAGCTCCGCGCCAGAATAGTGGCTGGTCACGCTGCCGTTCTTGTGGCCAAGTAGCGACTTCCGATCTTCCTCTGTTACACCTGCTGCTTTCAGGCGTCTGCCGAAGGTGTGCTTTAAGTCGTGAACCCTGATGGAAGCGAACCCAGGGTGTGCTGGCCTCAGATTTTGCTCCTGCCAGAGCTTTGCCGCGCGCACCCTCGCTTTCTTCCAGGCCGAGTCGTTCATCCTGTGCATTCCGGTGCCGTTATAGGGAAACACCCATTCCCGGCTGATCCCGCGCTGCCCGTCGATGATCGACTTTGCCACGCTATTCAACACCACCAGACGCTCGTCTCGGTTCTTCACGCCTGAGTTCTCGTGCCGTCCCCCGAAATCGGCAGGTATCAGGAAAACGCTGGTGCCCAGCTCGGGTACCGAAATCTCCCAATCCCACCTCAGTTTGCAGACCTCCTGCTCGCGGCAGCCCGTGTTCACCTTGAACAGGGCCATCTTGTGCAGATGCTCCGGCAACTCCCCAAAGAGAATCGACTGCTCATCCCAGGACATCGGGTAGGGCTTTCGACTGGCTCTCTTCTCCTCCAGCTTGGCCAGCAGCGGAATGCTGTCGAGCCAGGGCCTGCGCTCTTCATCCCGCCATTTCCGGCAAGCCAGAGACAGAACGCGAATCACCCGCTCGATCGCAATGTTCACCGTCCGGTTGCTGACCGCCTTCCTCACTTTCCCATTCGGCAAATCTTCGTCCGTCTGCCGGTCCCGAATGAACGGGGCCAGCGCCTGGTCGTCAATGTGCGTCAGCGGCAGGTCGCCCAGGTATGGATCAAGTTGCTGGAGGCACAGGGCAGTCAGCTTGATTGACGGCTGATCCTTGTGCTCAAGCAGGTACCTGGTAGCCGCCTCCCGGAACGTCCGAACCTGCCGAACACCATACACTTTGCGCTGGCGGATCTGCTCGAGTCGGTGGATCAGGTACTTTTCCGCTTCCGCCCGGTCACAAGTTCCAGTGCTTTCGTAAAGTCTCTCGCCGTTGATCCTCTTGTCGATGTGCCAGATGCCGTTCCTTTGGGAAAGGCCTGTGATTGTCTTTCGCGCCATCCCTTATCTCCTGATGGGCGCTCGCTGCCGGGTGATTGTCGTCCCTGAGCGCCTTCTTTCGCAATTGCCATGGCCTGGATGTAGTCGTTCACCCAGGCGTCCAGTTCTTCCCGGTCAAAGCCGATGCCGCGCTCCCCGATGGGGAACTCGCTGACATGCGGCCTGACGGTCTTGTTGAATTCGGATCTGCACATGCCGAGGTAGTGAGGGGCATCGCCGGCACGGATGATGCGCGGCTGAATGCGTGCGGCCGGTGCCGCGCTGGCGTTTGCCATGGTGTTCTCCTGCGGCCTCCTCAGGCCAAGAAGTGGTGCCCGACCTTCGCCGCGCGGGCGGCTTCCTCGGTGCGGAACATGAATTCGGTTTTGCCTGGGCGGCCTTCTGATTCGTACTCGGCCGACACCCACCAGTGACCAAACTTGCGGTACGGCTCGCCGAGGATCTTCGTGACGTAGCAGTCGATCAGGTTCATGGATGACTCCCTGCTCAGTCCCAGCTGAGCTTCGCCGGTGTGGGCGGAATGGTTTCGAGGCTGGACAGGTTGAGCAGGGTGAAGTACCCGCCGTCCTGCGGCCGCCAGCCCATGGTGTCGATGTGGATGACGTTGCCGAGCGCCGCCGGCTTGTGCAGCGGGGTGTGGCCAACCACCAGCGCCCGCAGGCCGTGCACGCCTTCGGTCTCGCCAAGCTCGATTCGGCTGCGCGACCACATGCAGGTGTTCTGTGTCAGCCTCAGCTGCTTGGCTGTCTCGGGCGCTTCAAGCGCTGCCCGCAGCTGATCCCAGGACGGGAATGGGCAGTCGGCGTGCACGATCCCGACCAGTCCGCCGGGCGTCTCTACTTCAATAGCGATCGGTAGTTCTCGGAACTGGGCGGCAAACTCGCGCTGCTCATCCCATGCCAGGCCGGCGAACCAGGCGCCGCCGTTGTACACCCAGTTGTCCACGTCGCAGGTGTCGAACCGGCAGACGTAGTCGTCGTGGTTGCCGCGCACCGGTTGGAACCATGGCTTGGCCAGCCATTCGAGCACGTCGCGGCACTCTGGCCCACGGTCGACCAGGTCGCCGACGCTGAACAGCCGGTCAACCGACGGATCGAAGCCGGCCGCGTCCAGGGCCGCCTGCAGCCGGGTGAAGTGCCCGTGGATATCGCCGACCGCGAAATCGCGGCCAGCCGTGTTTGCGGCGAAGCGCTTGATGCGCAACACCTCGATGTTTTCGAGCATGCAGGATCCTCGCCCGCGCATGTCGGCGGGCTTGAGTAGTTGGGGGAGGGGTTACTTGCTGTACTGGTTGCGGATACGGCGGGCGACGGCTCGCAGTTCGCCGTCCATCTCGAACATCTCGTTGTTGTCCCTGCGCGAGACGACCCCGGACCTAGTGACGTTGCGGCCACCCAGAATCCAGGCGGCCAGTAGGATCAGCGCCGATTCCAACTGACGCCGTAGCCAGCCCGTATGCGGGATCATGGCATCAGCTCCTTGGGCACCTGGACGAACTCGCCCAGCTTGTAGCGCACGAATCCTCGGCAGAACGCGACCAGTGCGGTGGGGCCGTCGCACCAGATGCCCGCACCCTCCGGGCCGCCGCTGTAACTGGCATCCCCGACCATGCCTGGATAGCCATGGACGCTGCCGCGGTGCTTGTCGATCAGCGGGCCGCCGTGCTCCCAGTTACTGGAAGGGCGATAGCCGAAGCCCTCGGCCGCGCCGCGGATGCTGACGCTGGTAGGGTCGGTCCGGGTGCGCCAGATTGTGGTCCGGCACCCAGGGTCTGTGCCGAAGCCCTCCGCAATGGCCACAGCCCAATCGAGCGCCGCGCCGCTCAGGTTGGATACCCTCACTTCGATCAGGACTTCGATCAGGTCGGTCATGGCTGCGCCCTGCCAATTTCAGCTGCGGCACGAACAATGGCGCGGCGTGTGCCGAAGTCGTCCAGCGCTTCGGTGGTGATGATTCCGTCCGGCTTGCCCTTGGGTTCGCACAAGACACTATCGGTGGCTGGGCACGGGCTTATCTCGATCGCCAGCTCAACCGCCAATCGCAGCGCATCGCCGTCATCCTCCAGCGGGTTCCACTGCGTGTACTCGAACCCACCATCGAATGTGATTGACCCGGTTGGGAGATCGAAAACACCGTCGATGGCCTTGGCAGCCAGGAAGAGCAGATCGTTGTCGGTCAGTTTCACAGCTGATACCTCTCATCAATCCATGCCGCCGGCGCGGCAGCGGGTGTAGGTTCGGGTTGGGTTTCGTGCGGGGAGAGCTGGCGCTCGTTGCCGGCCTGCAATTGGCACGATTTCGTCTCGCGCCCTACAAACATGCCCACACAGAAGGTCTGCGCCAGGATGGCCATGACAGCGAACGTGTAGAAGAAAAGCTGGGATCGCTTCATGGCGTCACCTCACGTCGAGCCCACCAGCACACAGGCCCGTCTTCGGTATCGTGGATAGCCAGGCAGAACCAGCCCTCGCCTTCGGGCTTGCTTGGCTCCCAGTAGCCGCAATGTGGTTCACCGGCTTCGAAGTAGCGCTCAGCGATCTCCTCCGGTGCGTCGGTCTCCAGGTAGAACATGACGAGCTGCAGGCCTTGCTGGGCGACCCAGGCCTTGCATTTCTCGCCGTCACCCTCGTCGAAATCGGGCAGGTCAGGGTGCTGGAACATTCCGTATTCGTCGCGCGCGACCGACGCCGGCTGGATAAGATTGATTTCTTCAGGCATGACGATTCCTCGCCGCTTGCTCGCGGCAGTGAATAGAGGGGAGAGGGGTTACAGCCGGCTGGAGTACATTTGTACTCCTATTGTCAGGATGGAACGCGTATGGCTTTCGGTTGGAGCGCGAGACCCTTCACGGCCTCGCTGTAGATGAACTTGATCATGTCCCACGGGACTGTGTGGCGCTGGCCGTACTCACCCTCGCCATCGCATATCTCGCAGCCTTCTACCGGATCATCCAGTTCGCGGCATTCCGGGCATTCCTGGGTGACCTCCAGCTTGAACTCACCGAGAAGCAGAGCCTTGGCGCCGTTCTCGGCCGTGAGCCGCGTGGGCATCAGGCAATAACCGTCGGGGATGGTTGCTTGCGGCCCAACCGGAACAATCGGCAGCCCCGTCGCCGCCGCATCCCGCTCTGCCTCTTCTTTTGTCCACCAGAAGGCAGTACCAACCATCCAGGCTATAGGGTCGTGGCGTTGTGAGGCTGGCGCTCCGAAGCCTTCGCAGATGGCCTCCCAGATTTCGAAGGCTCCGCCTCCGCACACGCGGGCTCGGGTAGCGATCAGTTCCGCGAGATCATCGGACAGTTCTCGTGGGAAGCTGACCATTTCGGTGCTGCTCATACTGCCTCCTGCGGCCGGGATGAGGCCTTGAAAGTAATTTTGCTGTCGTCAGCGAAGATGAAGATGATTGATTGCCTGTCTTTGCTCAGGCGCCACAGACCGAAATGCTCAAGCGCGTAGAGCAGCGGAGCGTTGTGATCTCTGCACTTGTCAGCGCTTGATCTGCTTTTTGTAGGCATGGGTAACTCCGGCTCAGGCGGCCTTGTGGCTTTCGGGTGTCCAGTCAGCCCAGCCGATAACTGGCATTCTGGTCTTGGGGCTGAGGATCTTCTTTCCCTTCTCGTCGAGCAGGGCTGCCTTGCAGCGGATCTTCAGGTCGCGACAGGCACCGGCCTTTTTGGCCAGCTCGATGAGCTGCAGTGCGTGCTGCGGAGTGTCGAAAAGGGCGCTGAGCTGCTTTACCTTTACGCCGGCCATGATGGCGTCTGCATTGCGCTGTACAGCCTCAATCCACTCTTCGAGCGTGATCTCAACAGGTGGCACCCCTGACTTGCCGCTAGGCTTGGTGTTCTTGGTGCTTTTCCTGGCATCGGCCAGCGCCTGCGCGGCGGTCATTCCAAAAACTGCAAAAGTGCTCATGGCTCACTCCAGGCAGTCCAAGGCCTTCTGGAGCAGCTGCTCCACCGAAAGCTCGCGGTCATCCGTATCGAGTGCGCGCCGTATCCAGCAGCATGCGTCCTCGGCGTTGTCTCGCAGCTCATCGGCATCGCGCGACTCTTCGTCGAGCTGATCTTCCAGGCGGCGGATTTCCTCGCGCAGCTCTTCTGCGGCTGCGCTTGGGTCAAGGCCTTGCTCGGTGATCCGTCGCGCGAGCTCCGCTGCTGCGCCCGGCTCGAGCGCGGCGTAGTGCAGAAGCTCATCTTCTTTCAGGGCATTCACAGGGATGCTCACGGCAATCTCCATTGCAGGCGCCGCCCTCGCCGGGGAGGCGTTATCGTTGAATAGGGGAAGGCGCTGGCGGGCAGCGCGGGAGGGTCAGGCCCGGCGAACCTTGAAGCCGAACATGCACTCGATGTCGTGGTACTCGCACCGCTCGTAGGCCTTGTACTTGGCCTGCGACGGCGTGCTGGCGAACACATCGACGATTGTTCGATTGGTGATGTCCCACCAATCCCAGCCGGCTACCAGCACCTGGTAGCGCTTCAGCGGAAGTTTCTCGGCCATCTCGCCGTACTGCATTTCCCAGGTGGGGTGGTAGTTGCGGATGCGCTTCTTCGGGTCGCTGTCGAGGATGACGCCGATGTAGTGGCCACGGTCGGCCATGATCACGCCTGGCTCGCCGTTGGCGATCACGCGGCGCCCGATCTCGGCGGGCACGTCGTAGTGGCGGCGAACGTAGTCGCAGTTGTAGTTGCTCATGGCTTTCTCCATGCATGCGCCGCCCTCCGTGGCCGGATGCGGCATGGTGGAATAGGTGGGGTCAGGCGCTGGCGAGAAGAAGCAGGCCTGGCTCGGTGTCGTCTGGGTCATCGCCCAGCATCAGGTCCGGCGCGCGCAGTTCTCGGCCGATGCGGAACTGATCAAGCTTCCGCGCCACAACCTTGGAAATGGATATTTCGTGGCGCGGAGCACTGAGGAAGTGGCGGGCCGCTTCAGGCCCTAATTCATGGATGCGGTGGATGAGCAGGGTCATGGCCTCGCCGTTTTCCTCGACGCTGGCCCAGGCCTTGATCTCGGTCAGGGCCTGCTTTGTGCCTTGTCTCACCTTAAGTCGCAGGTCTTCGACCATCGCCTTTGCCTCACGGTCGCGACGCTCTTCGTCACGCTGCTGCTGAGTCTTGGCCATCGTCCTCTCCATTGCGCACAAACGCGGTGCCAGGGGCGTACTCCAGCAGGTCGCACACCCGGTTGATGATCTTGAGCGCGGCGTCGAACACCTTGGCGTCGTCCGGCTCGCGGGCCAGGCGTTTCATGTTCGGCTGGTGCTCGAGGCAGACCTTGTCGACCGGGCGACGGGCCAGCCTGCGCAGATGATCCGCGCTGTCGTGCATGTGCAGGCTTAGCGCGAATGCCAGGGCCACATCATCAGGCCGGTACTGGCCGCCGCTGCGGGTGATGTATAGTTTTCGCACCGGCTTGCGCATCGATGCGTCGAAATGTGGTGCCATGCTCGACCTCCTGCAGGCCGCTTGGGGGAAGGTGCAAATGCTCACGCCGCCTTGTTCTTTGCAGCGCGCTTCGGATTTTTCTGCTCAATCTCAAGGTCCATGTCGTTCCAGCCCGCCAAAAACCAAGAGCCGTGGAACGTGTAAGAGGCGAATGGGTTAGCCAGCTTGCTGCCACCGGCGCGGCGGCAGTCCCGGCCTTCGTAGTAAACGCTGGGGTGCTCGCCGCGATTGCTCATGGCTTACTCCGTTTGAGCGGGAAGTCGATCTCGAAGGCCGCAATGATCCGCTCCAGCTTGCGGTTTCCGATTCCCAGCTCCGCTGTCACACGGCAGCGGGACATGCCTGCGTCGCGCAAAGCTATGATCCGATCAGCAAATTTCCGATCAGCAGCTTCCTGGGCGGCGACGTCTCTCACCGGCTGCGCTTGGCGTGGCGGTTTGAAGAACTTGAAGCCTTCCCGTGCCGCAACGCCCCATAATGCGCTCTTGGTCACTCCCAAAAGTTTCGCGACCTCTCCACAGCTCATGGTCCTGGCAAGCTCTGCGATTTGTGCTGCGCGCGCCTTGGCACGGCTTTGCTGCGGGTGTTCGGATTTGGACGAACCAGGTTTGGCCCGCTTCGGCTTGGGCTCAGGGTGTTTGCGCTGCGGCAGAGGCCGGTAGGTGAAGCCCTCCAGCACGATCAGCTGGCCGCCAGATGCGAAGAAGGCAGCCTTCGCTGCCTCCAGGTCGATTGATTGGTTCACCCTTCACTCCTTTGCGCCTCGGTCAGGGCGGCATTGAGGTCTGCGGTTTGGCTTTCTGCCGGCTTGATCGAGAAGAAGTCACCGACAGCCGCCTGGCCATTCTTGATGCTGTTGAACACGCCGCGTAGAGAGGCGATTTCCTCCGGCAGGATCTCGTCCAGGCTCTTGTTGAGGTAGGCGCGCAGATGCTTTTCGGTCACGCCTTGTTGGGCGAATGCGTCGACAAGGGCGCGGACACGGTCAGCAAGTGGCAGGCTTGTGTCGCCGGCCAGCGTCTTGCGGCACTGGAAAACGGCAGCTTCGACCAGATCCGGCGGCAGGATGGCAAGCAGGCGCGCCCGCAGGCGACGGCCGCCCATGTTCGCGGTGATCTCGTAGATGTCGCGCTCTTCGGTCAAGGCCTGGCCGCCGCCGCGCTTGTCACGGATGTGGCGAACGGTGAATTTCTGCGACGAGTAAGTGTTCGTTTCCAGGTCCCAGGCATAGGCCTCCATCTCACTGTTGCCTTGCTGGCGACTCAGCTCGCGGATGCCGTACTCAATGTTGCCCCAGCACCTGGCCAGTTCTTCGGCAAGGCGGATGGAAGGCCCGGAAACGGTCTGCCCACCGCGTGGATAGGCGTACTCGCCGGAAGCTGCCAGGCTTGGCCGGCTGCACGAGTTCATGATCTTGCTGTAGGCCAGGGCCTCATCACGCGGGAATCGCTTGGCCAGCAGAAGCTTGCCCTGGGCTTCGGTCACGGCCCGGCTCTGTTCGATGTTCACAGTGCCGTGGTTCACGTGCTCCGCCATGCCGCGCGGGGCGAAAGGGTTGTTCTCGGTCATAGCTTGTCCTTCGCCCAGTAGGGCAGCGTCAGTGTTTCGATGGCCGGCCACTCGTTGTGTCGAAGGCAGTCGGCGTAGACTTCGATGTTGCGGTGGTATTCGGTTCGGCCAGCGGCCTTGGCCTCGAAGTCCATGGTGAACAGGCGAACCGGGTACTTTCCGCATTCAATGCTGGTGCTCACGACCAGGAACACGAACGCGGCCGGCGCCTCGCCAAAATGCGCTGCGTAGCCGTCGCTGTAGTAGCTGTCCTGGACGTGGTAGCGGTAGTCATAGAACGACCTGGCGAACTTGCTCATGTCGGCAGTGGTCTTGAGGTCCAGGATCCAGCCAAGGCGTTCGATGGTCTTGTCCGGCCGGCAGCGACACAGCACGCCCTCTCGCTCGTCGTTCCAGTAGATGCTGGCCTCGGCGTCGCCCTGCGTTTCGAGCAGGAACCGAGCATGTGGGTGGGCCATGACGCTTTCGCGGATCAGTCCGATCTTGCGCCCATCCTCTGCAGACAGGACGGTCTGGCCGGTGAGCGTGGATTCAAACTCTTCCCACTTCTCTTTGCCAGCCTTGGTGTTGCGTGGCGCATCGGCCGGGCCCACTGCGTACTCTGCGGTGTAGCGCTCAGGCTCCAGCAGCAGGGCGTGGACTGCATCACCCAGGTCCAGCGCCTTCTTCTTCTCCGGGTCTTCCGGCGCCGCCTTGCTCCATTGGAACAAGGCCGGCGCCTTGGCGATCAGGTCAAGTTGCGACTTTGAAACACCTTCGCCGCCGTGGTACGCCTCGTTGCTGAGGTCGCGGTAGTAGCCAGGATTCATAATCCCTCCCGTGCGCCTTCCGGCTTGGCAGGCCAAAATTCATACGCGAAAGCAGAAAGCGCCATATGCATCTTGTTGGCACGCTCCATGCCCGGCTTGCGCAGTTCGTCCTTCAGGTAGCACCACTGGAGTTCGCCGTAGGAGTAGGACTTGCTGTTGGTGAGGTTGTCTTCCTCAACCACTTTGCCGAGGGCATCGAAGAATGCTGCCTGCCCGTCACTCCCCATCGCCCAGAAGGCTTTGGCGAGGATTTCCGGGGTAAGGCTCACGGTTTGGTGTTGTTCGAGTTCAACGCAGATATCGGACATGCGAATCTCCCGCGCCATCCATGCGGTGGGCGCTGATAAGTTGGTTATTGGGTGATGGAGCCAGCCAGTGCACTGGCGAGCATGAAGGCGGTACAGGCGAAGAGGGCAGAGAAGGAGCCGCGCCAGATGACCAGACGGCGGGCGCGCTGGTAGCTGGTCATTCGTCATCCCTCATCGGGGGAATATCGATGCCCTCGCGCTCAAGGAGCTCTTCAAGCGCGAAAACTCGGCCAACCTGGTTACCAACCGACAGCGCTGTAATTTCAGCGCCATCTATCTCTCCGCCAAGGCAGAAGAGTTCAGGGTGCGCACTGCGGAATTCCTCAGCATCATCCAGCTGGAAAACAACTGTCAGAAATTTCATGCCCGAACCTCGTAGGCCAGCGTGCACATGCCGCAGAGGTAGGCACGGCCCGACCATGCTGCCGGGTTCTCGATGTGAGCCAGTCGCGCCTGATTCATGGCGTCCTCCATGGTCAGGCCCTTGAATACCAGCAGGATTCGATCGTCTGGCACGGCCTGGGCAACCTCGGCCACCTGGTCGTCGATGAGCGACGGGAAGATCGGCGTAGTCATGCAGCCTCCTTGCGCCGAACGGCAATACGCCGAATGCGCTCGCAGTAGTGTTTGAATTCCTCGGCATCGATGACGAGGATGGAAAAGTAGGCGACCACCATGGATTCGGCCTTCGCATCCTCCACCGGGCCTGAGCCCGGCAGAAGCATCGTCTCGATCGCGGCCTCGATGGCGCGAACCGCCACGCTGTGAGGATTCATTCCGCGTCCTCGGCCTGGGCCAGCACTGCTTCCTTGGCGAAGGGCGTGAGCAGCTGGCGGGCGATCTCCTGTAGTGCTGCCTCAGGGCTCGCCACGCTCATGATTTCGTCGGCAGCTGCCGCGGCATCGCTGGTGACCTTGCAGCGCGCGGACAGGATCAGGCGCCCGAGGACCGAGTTGCTGATCCCAGACAGGCCAAGCTGGCCCATCGCGAACTCGTCCACCGCCTGAGCGAAGCGTTCGTATGTCACGCCACGCTGGCGGAAGTTGCGCTGGAACACTACGTCACGGCGCGCCATCAGCTCTGCGATACCGTCGTCGATCCAGCGTGCCTCCGCCTGCTCAGCCGCGCTTTCGCTCACCGCCGGAGGCAACTGGTTGTCGTACTGCCATTGTGCTGCTCGAAGTGCGCCCATGGCGTCCTCCAGATAGGTTATGCGGCCGCATTGGCCAGGAGCCAGGCGCGGGTGACCAAACCCACCGTGAAAGGTGGCCTGGCGCCTGCCGATGCGGTCGAAGTGAAGGGATGGGATGCGGGATGCATCGGAGATTGATCGGAACACCAGGGCGCTACCCCTGCTTGGTTCCCGCCGCGTTTCTGGTATTGGCCGTCTCGCATATACCGGCTCAGGAGGTTCACGGGTCTTTGCGATCCTAGCGCTGCAGCTCGCTTGAGCACGCTCCGATCAATCTCCGATGAACCCTGCGATGGGGAGCAGGGCATCGGGCAGTTAACGTCAGGCGGACGTGGGGCTGGCTGTTCAGTTGAAAGGCTTTCGGCAGTCGGCGCAGAACACCCGGCCAGTTCCGCTATGGCCCAGCTTCGTTTCGTGCTTGCAGCGCTGGCGCTGGGCTTGCAGTGCCAGCTCATAGGTGAGGAACCAATCACCTTTGGTGGCGACCTGTTCAGGACTGCCAATTGCGGCCTCTACCGGCTTGTTGGCGCTGTTGAGTATCCAGGCCATCGTCTTGCCCTCCAGGGCGGTTGATTTATCCGTGGTTGGCGAATTCGCCGTGTAGCTTTTTGCGTAAAGCGCACGCCGCACGGTCAGCCTCGTGCACATCATCGAACAGGCCGCCGTGATGAACTTGGTAGTTCAGGCAGACCTGAACGTGCCACTTCCCTTGGCGCTTGTTCCAGCTGACGTTCTTGAAGCCGGAAGTGTTATGCGCACGCTTGCCTTGGTTGTGGTTGTTTTGCTGGTGGGTGCATTCGCGCAGATTCTTCCAAGCGTTGTCGTCAGTCTTGCCGTTGATATGGTCTATCTCGGCAGTCGGCCACTCACCAGTCATGTAGAACCATGCGAGCCGGTGAACCCGGTAGTTGTGCGGGGGTATCCACGTTGAGAGATACCCTTTGCGATCTGGCTTGCCCATGACGTAACCGTCAGAGGCACGAGTGAAAACACCGGTCTCTGGGTCGTAATGAGCGAACTGAAGAAGTTCTGCGTGAGTGATTCGACTCATATCTACTCCTGCTTTCCACGAGACCCTGTTGCCAAGGTCACCTGGAGAGCATCCGGCCCGATCATGCCGAGCCGGAAATCTCGTTTCCTAAAGAGCTTGTTCAGGTCGGGTCCGCTTGATGCTTTCGCCTTGCGGGGCCTGGATCGACACTTCGCTGTCGTCTGCTATCTGGCATGTCCAGATGGTGTGAGGCTTGAGGGCCTCCCGAGGGGCTGTGTAGCGCCTCGATGGGATTGAATTTATCTGCGCGATAAATCACTGTCAATATCAATTTGATAAATTTATCTCCTGCCGATGATCGGTGCGTTTATCAGGGTGATTTTCTCTGGACGAAAAAAAGCCCGCACATGGCGGGCTTGATGGGTTATTCGAGGCTAGAAGAACGAAGCTCCCCAGAAAACTCGACCGATGATGGTGATTTCCTCGGCCACCAGCTCGTCGGCGGTGTACTCCTCATCTGGGTGCTCGTCGCGGTTGAAGCTGCGCAGGCGGAGACCGCCGCGTGGAGTGCGGTAAAGCTGCTTCACCCGGACGTGCCCGGCGTGATTCAGCGCGTACATCTTGCCGTCGACTACATCGGAAACCTTGTTCTTGGACCGATCCACGGCCACGGTGCCGCCATTTTGCAGCACTGGCTCCATGGAATTGCCTGAGATCGAAACGCACACAGCCTGGTCGGGCTGGACGCCCATGTTGCGCACGGTGTACTTGCCGAAGCGCAGCTTTCGGGTACCGCTTACTTCGATCACTGTCTTTCCGCCTCCTGCAGACAGTTCAACTTCCTTCAGGAATGGCAGTTCGATCTCGTCGTCATCCAGGGGCGTGTCATCTGCCCACTGGTCAATGCCTTCGGATTCGATCCTGGCGTTCGGCTCAACGAACCTCTTTCCAGCAGCATGGTTGTGCGGTTGATCAAGCCATCCGTGCTCAAGACCTGCGGCAGCTTCGATCTTCCTGGCCAACTGTGGGCCGAGGTTTCTCTTAGGGTTGGGTGAAATGATCAGGCTGATAACGGACGGCGCCGTGCCGCACGCGGCGGCGAATTCGGCCTGGGTAGGGTAGCGGGCCGCAAGGGCTCGCAGGTTCTCGCGTCGAATGGTGTTGGTATCCATGGGCGGATGATCGCCGCTTTTATCCATCTGATAAATAACCTTGCAGATCAATCATTGGTTGCCTAAAAATTATCAGTGAGATAAATTTGGTTTATCTCTCGGAAAGGTAACGAAGATGAAGACCCCAATTCCTGAAATGCAGACCTGGCTTTCCGGCGCCAGCGCCGATGAGCGCCAGCGCGTGGCCGATGCTTCGGGTATCTCGGTCGGCTACCTCTGGCTGATCGCTGGCGGCCATCGAAAACCATCCGAAGACGTTGCCGCAAACCTGCACAAGGCTACCGACGGCCGCGTCTCGGCTTTCTCGTTTTTCCCGAAGCTGGCAGCGATCGCTGCAACCGCCGCTGAATCTGCCGCTTAACCATTTTTCAATCACAAGGAAATCCCTGAATGCATCTGGACCCCGCCAACAAACGTAGCGAAGTGATCAAGTCGCGTTGGAAGCCCGAGGAAGTCAGGAAGCTGCGCATGGAGGCCCGAATGGCCGGCATGCAGCTGGCGACCTACGTACATGAGCTGGCCAATCTTGGTCGTCGACTGGGCGCTGCCGATCTGCTCCGAGAAATGAACGGCGCTGGCGAGCAGGATAAAACGGCCTGAAGCCCCTATGGAGGGCCTATGCCTGAAAACACCTTCGAATTGCTGCCAATCGAGGTGAAGGCTGAGGTTCGACAGCTGGCTGCCGACCTCGGCTGGAGCCTGGAGAGATCGACCGACGAATACCTGGAAATGAGTCGATCCCTAGCCATCCAGGAGCAACTGCGACAAGCAAGACATAAAGCCCCCGTGTTGGGGCTGGTAGGGCACAAAAAGGGCCTCGATGTTCCCTGATTGTGGAAAGACAGAGGCCCTCTTTCGGGCTTCTAGCAGGCACAAAAAAGCCGGGATTGCGCCCCGGCTCTCTGCAACATCACATAAGTGAGACCAATTATGCATATGCAGACCCCAAGTGTACAGCCCATAAGCTTGCTCGCGCCACAAAACGCGAAGCACGATTCTGTGGCGCGCACGATGAGCAGCTTTGATCTGCTAGTCCTGGTCAACGAAGCCAGGATGCAACACGGCGAGAGCGAGGTTCGGCGCGCCGACTTCACAGCGCGCTGCAAGGACGAACTCGACGGCGAATACTACGAAACTTTCGTAGTTAAGAATTCCCGCGGCCCGGCCTCCGAGGGCCTGATGCTGACCAAGGACCAGTGCCTTCTGGTGTCAATGCGCGAATCCAAGGCAGTGCGCCGGATCGTGGTGCAAAAGCTCAACGAACTATCGCAGCCGCGCGAGCTGACCCGCCTCGAGCTGATCCAGCTTGCCTATGAGGCAGAGCAGGCCCGCGTCCTGCTCACCGTCCAAGTCGAGGCCCAGGCCAAGAAGATCGACCACCTGGAAAACCTGTTCAAGGAAGGCATGAGCCATGTCCAGTTCTGCAAGGGCCTCAATGGGGTCAACGTGATGCAGGTCGGTCACTTCCTCGAAGGCCGCAACTGGCTCTACAACGAGAGCAAGTCCGGAACCCGCTGGCGCGTAGGCTCGTACGCCCGCGACAAGTATATGACCGAGCATCAGCAGGAGATCACCCCGCACGGGAAAGAGGCGTTCATCAGCTACACGCCGGTCCTCCTGCGCAAGGGCGCCGTGCGCCTGTACGAGCTATACCTGGCCGGCGAGCTGCCCATGAAAAAGAACTGGGACGGCCTGTACACCCATGACAAGGCCGTGCGGGGTGCAGCATGAGCGATGACCTGATCCGAAAACAATTTGAAGATGCCTTCAGCGCTAATTTTCCTTGCACCTACAAGGCAGCAAAGGCTGGCGACTCCAAGGCGCATGGAGACATGTCCTGTGCCTGGTGGGGATGGCAATCATCGTGCGATCACGCCAAAGATCAGGACGCGAGTCTGCGAAAAGCCTTGGCTGATTGCGTCACGTTTCTGGAGCGCGAGTTGCTGCAGAAATTTGGGACCCAGGCACCGAAAAACATGCACCCAGAAACGTATCGCGTTTACTGCCGGGACATGACTGAGATGGCCAAATTCCGAGCCTTCATGACTGGTGAGGTCGGGCTATGAGCATTCAAAAATGGATCAAGCGAAACAACCGAAAAAATCCAAAGCTCGTGCGCTCAGAAGGCATTAACCACTACATCGTGTACTTCGACAAGGGTAAGGCTCGCGTCGGGATCGTCCAGGACGGCATGTATGCCCGATACGGGATCATCTGCTACGGCGCCATGCCAAACACCGACCCGTTCCACTGCTGGCAGGCATCCCCCGGGGCTTGCAACGAAGACGATGTGAAGGTCATGACCGACTACCTGAATGGGGTCAGCGAGCTTCCAGATTTCGATTTTGCATCGCTGAAGGGGGTGCGGCCATGAGCGAGGTGCATCGCTACAAAGCCGTAAATCTTCTTTCCGAAGACGGCAACCGAATCGCCTACAAGCCGCATGGTCCTGATGTTGTAAAGGCTTCCGATTACGAACAGCTCAAGGTCGAGAATGAAGCTCTACGCAAGGATCTGGATTTGCACAAGCGCATGCTGCTGGCAGCCGCCTGTGACATTGGCGCTATCGGCGAGGCCTTGGGAGCCGACATGGACGATGACGGGAGCGCTATTGAGGGCCTGGCGCAGGAGATGGCCAAAGACGCCGAGCGTCTGGACTTCCTGGAGTCTCTGGCTCGGTCTTCCTACACCGGCGCAAGCATCGTAAAAGGCGAGGCCAAAAAGTCGCTGGAGGTCATGTGGTTCCACAACCGAGCCGGAGCAATGCCGAGCCTGCGTGAGGCTATCGACGCGGCCAAGGAGCGCGGCCAATGAGCATGGAACTGATGGTCAAGGCCATGAAGACCAAGGTCGGCAACCCGCTGCGCAAGCTGGTGCTGATCAAGCTTGCAGACAACGCCAACGACTTGGGCGAGTGCTGGCCGTCATACCAGCACGTTGCCGATCAGTGCGAAATCAGCAAGCGCTCGGTCATGAACCATATCAACACCCTGTGCGGTGCCGGCCTGTTGCGTAAAGAGATCCGCAAGGGCGGACCAAAGGGTAACTCTTCGAACGTCTACTACCTTACCTTGAGTGGTGCAGGAGATTCACTAGGGGTAGTGCAGGAGATTCACCAGGGTAGTGCAGCAGGTTCACCACCTAGTGCAGCAGATTCACTAGGGGGTAGTGCAGGAGCTGCACCCAGAACCAGTCACTCTTTTGAATCAGTAAAGGAACCAGTCACTGAACCAGTTGCGACCCAGGCTGAAGCCGTGGTCGCGGAGGGTATCGTGGTTCCGTTTACGGCTCAGCAGCCGCGCTGCGAGATCCCGGCAGATATGCCAGGGCCGAAGGACCAGTCCTGCAAAACCTTCAAGGCCTGGGCGAACTACGCCATGGCCTACCGCAAACGCTACCACGCGTGGCCGGTATGGAATGCCAAGGCAGGGGGGCAGGTTGGGCAGCTGATCAGCCGTCTCGGCATCGATGTCGCTCACCATGTAGCCGCGTACTTCCTGACGATCAACGACGCCCGCTTGATCAACGGCTGCCACAACTTGGGCGACCTGCTGGCCAAGGCCGAGGCCTACCACACCCAGTGGGTGACAAACCGCCAGATGAACGCCACGACTGCCCGCCAGCAGGAGCAGACCCAGGCGAACATGAACGCGGCGCAGGAAGCGGCTGACGCTATCCGAAACGGGCAGGGGGGTAAGCGCAATGCTTTCCTCTGACCAACAAGCCGAACTGGCCGTGGCCATCTGCGCCACTGCCGAGGCGATGGGGCAGGCAATCAGCGCTGGAGGCGCTCAGCTCATCGCTGAGGACCTTTCGGCCTATGAGCCTGGCGTCATCATCGGCGCACTGCGTGCGTGCCGTAGAGAGCCTGCTGGGCGCCTTTCGCTCGGCATGGTCCTCAAGCACATCCATGCGGCTGACTCCCGCCCCGGCAAGGATGAGGCATGGTCGATCGCCCTCGCGGCCAGTGACGAGCACGAGACCGTGGTGCTCACCACTGAAATCCGCCAGGCCATGATCGCCTCCGAGCCAATCCTTGAGGCTGGCGACAAGATCGGCGCCAGGATGGCCTTCATGAGCGCCTACGAGCGCCTGGTCAGCTTCGCCCGTGCCGAGGATCAGCCGGCGAAGTGGGAGGTATCGCTGGGCTACGACGCTGGCCGCCGGGTGACGGCCATCGAATCCGCCGTTCGCGCCCAGCTCATTACCCACGAGACAGGCGCGAAGTACCTGGCAGACCTGCGCATCGCGCCAATCACCGAAGACGGTGAGGCCATCGCCGGCCTGCTCACCGGCGAAGTGCGGGCCAAGGTCAGTCCAAAGGTCCGCGAGAAGCTGGCCGAGGTTCGCCAGATCCTTGATGCCGCCAAGGAGCGCAAGGAGAAGGAGCGCCTCAAGGAATCCAAGGTGATCCGTGTTGATACCTACCTGCGCAAGCGTAAGGCCCGCGAGGCCATTGCCGAACTCATGAGGAAGAGCCAATGAGCCATCTCGCCAAGTTGAACATCAAGCGCGCCGGGCAGCCGGCCGGGGAGGGGGTGTGAAGACCGCCATGACCGTAATCCTGCTGCTGGCCCTGTCCGGCTGCCAGGTCTGCTGTGACGCACAGGGGGAGAGCTGCGCGGCGCGCTGTGAGGTGGGCCATGACTGAGTTCCTGATGCGCAGCATGGCCGACGCTGATCAACTTCTGGGTCGCCTGCAGGCCCAGGATTTCACGAAGCCCAAGCTGATCGTCATCCGTGACGAGAAGCGCCCGGACGTCTGCAACCGGAAGATGTGGGCCATGCTCCGCGACGTCTCCCAGCAGGTGGAGTGGTACGGCCGCAAGCTCACCGACGAGGACTGGAAGCACATCTTCAGCGCGGCGGTGCAGAAGCAGGACGCGGTACCGGGTATCGACGGTGGTTTCGTCGTCCTGGGCGTCTCGACCCGCAAGCAGTCACAGAAGTGGTTCAGCGACCTGTTCGAGGTGATGCATGCCTTCGGCGCCGAGCACGGCGTGCGCTGGACTGCGCAGGACCATTGGGAGGGCCGCTACTCATGAGTCATCAATTCAAGCCGGGTGACCTGGCCATGATCATCAAAGGCGAAAACTCCGGGCGGGTCGTAAACCTCGTCCAGCGTTATGTCGGACCAGTCACGATCCAAAACGAAAAGGGAAAGCAATCTGTGCCTGATGGCGTAATTGCTTGGACCGTAGATGCAAATGACCTGATTGCGACCTACACGAAAACAGGGAAGCAGGTTCTGGTTAGCCGTGTTGCGGGAAATGAGAAATCGCTGATGCCCCTGCGCGGCGACTTCGAACCCGAGCAGCAGAAAGTCAAGGAGGCCGAGCCATGCGCGTAGCCGAGATCAAGCCGAAGAAATGCAAGGCACCAGGTTGCGGACAGCTCTTCAAGCCGTCCATGTCCACGCAGAAGGTGTGCAGCATTGCCTGTGCGCTGGCCATGTCGAAGGATTCGAAGGTGCAGAAGGTCGCGGCCAAGGCCATCACCAAGCAGGCCCGAAAGGAGCTGCAGGAGCGTCGGGAGAAGCTGAAGACCCGCCGCGAGCACGTGGCCGAGGCCCAGACTGCGTTCAACGCCTACATCCGTGAGCGTGACGCCGGCCTGCCGTGCATCAGCTGCGACTCGCTGCCGAGCGACCACGACCTCATCACCGGCAGCCGCTGGGACGCCGGCCACTACCGGTCAGTGGGCGCCTGCCCGGAGCTGCGGTTCGAGCCGCTCAACGTCCACCGCCAGTGCGTGAAGTGCAACCGCAACCTGTCGGGTAACGCGGTCGAGTACCGCATCCGCCTGGTGAAGCGCATCGGCGCCGACCAGGTTGATTGGATCGAAGGGCCTCATAAGCCCCAGCGCCTGACCATCGAAGACCTGCAGGCCATCAAGGCCCTGTACAGGCAAAAACTCAAAGACCTTAGGAGGGCAGCAGCATGAACTGGACACCAACCGACAGCGGCCAGCTGCTGATCCTGGCCATGGCCATCTTCGGCAGTTACGCGATCGTGCGAGGCATGGTCATCAAGGCCAAGCGTAAGCGCGAGGAGGGCGGCCCATGCAACTGAACAGCGCGCGTCAGGCGTGGCACGACTGCCTGTACACCGCCTGGGACAGCCAGGGCTCCTTTATCGAGCAACTCGGGCTGCTGGGCACCATGGTCCAGACCACCGAGAAGCAGCGCAAGGCGAGTCATGCCGTGCATCAGGCCCTGGCCGGCGGCGTGCAGGCAGCCATCGACCGGCTGACCACGCACGTGAAGGCCTTCGGGCATTACATGTACGCCCCGCGGCTGGACGCTGACACCCAAGAGATCGCCGAGGAATCGATTTTCATCATGGTGATGCAGCGCTCCCCCCGCATGACCGCCGCCAAGCGCGAGAAACTCGAGTACGTGGTGAAGGGTGTCATGACTCGGTATCGGTACATGCATCAGGGCGGCCAGTCGGCCAACGAGGACCCTCTGGCGTCGCCTGAGGCGTTTCGGGCGTGGCTGGATGCCCACTATGGGGTCAGGCTCGAATCGACGAACTGGGAGCGTGATTGGGCCGGCCCAGTGCGCCTGGCGTTCGACTGCTGCGAGGACCTGGACAAGGAGGCATTGAGCCCCGTGGCAGCCGCGATTTACGAAATGCGTAGGGCCGCTTGAGGGCCTATTGCGTTCCCGTGCGGCTGGTGGCATGATTTCGCCATCCTGATAATTTTGCCTTCGGCAAATACCCAAATTAACCCGGCCATCGCGCCGGGTTTTTTCGTTCATGCACAGCGAGAGGTCGAGCATGGAGTTCTTCCACCGACTGCTCGAGAAGTTCGACTGGATGATTGCGGGCCTATTGGGGGCCTTGGTCGCGACCCGTTGGCACAAGGACGACCTGACCGACCGAAAGGCCTGGCTGCTCTTCCTGTTCACCGGCATGGCCTGCGCCCACTACCTCACAGGAATGGTCAGCAATTACTTCGGTATCACCGAGCCCCGCAGCGTTGCGGGCGTGGGTTTTCTTCTCGGCACCTTCGGCGGCTCTCTCATTGCCGCCATCAACCGAGCGATCAAAGCCGCCGATCTATGGTCTGTCATCAGGTCCAAGTTCGGAGGGCCTAGCTCATGACATACGAATACATCAACGCCATCGCGGCCGGCGCCATCGCCATCTGGGCAACCTGGTGCGTGCTGAGTGGAAAGGTGCGCGACGGGGTGATCGGCAAGGTGCTGTACGCGGTCATCGCCATCAGCGGCTACGCCATCCTGGCCCGGTCCGAGCGTATGTTCTTCACCGCCAACACGGCGTGGGCCACGCTGATGGTATCCCTCGCTCTGGCTGGGATGCGGCACATGTTCATGCTCACCTACTGGCCACGGGTTAAGCGCTGGATCTGCCGGCACTTGGACTGCGATCGCTGCAAGCCGGTTGAGTGATCGGCGCCACAAAATCGAGTTGCGCCGTTTCGTGGCGCGACAATCTGAGGATCACCCATGGAAAACCAGCACAAGAAGATCACCGGCTACCGCGACCTATCCCAAAGCGAGATCGACGGCATGAACTCGATCAAGGCCCTGGAGGCCGACGCCGGCGAACTGTTCAAGCAGATTGGCCAGATCGAGGGAGTGGACCAGCGCACCCTGGCCCTTGCCAAGACCAACCTGCAGCAGGGCTTCATGTGGTTTGTGCGATCGATCGCCAAGCCAGCTGATCCGTTCGCCTGAGGCTAGCCATGACCACCATCGCCTACAAGGACGGCGTAATCGCCTACGACTCCCGACAGACCCGCAGCGGCTCCATCGTTTCCGATGACTGCCAAAAGCTCACCGTCGTGGATGGCGTCAGCTTCTTCCTGTCCGGTGCCGTGTGCGACGAGAAGGCCCTGATTGCGGCCTACTTCGGTACGCCATCACCGGTTCCTGTCGAGTGCTCGGGCTACGTGGTTGATGGCGGCAGGCTGCAGATGGTCGGCCATGACGACAAGACTGGAGTCTGGAAGCAGGATCTTGATCTGGCCAACCCCGATGCCATCGGCAGCGGCTATGCCTATGCCCTTGCAGCAATGGACATGGGCGCAAGCGCTGAAGAGGCCGTGCGCGCAGCTATGAAGCGTGACGTCTACACCGGCGGCAAGGTTCGCACAGTTCGAATCGCCCGCGACCAGTAAGGAATCCACATGAGTGCCAAGCAACCCGACTGGGAGGCGATCGAGCGAGCCTACCGGGCCGGCGTGCTTTCCGTGCGAGAGATCGCAGCAGCCCATGAGGTATCCCATACCGCCATCAACAAGCGCGCCAAGCGTGAAGGCTGGGATCGAGACCTCAAGGCGAAGATCAAGGCTAAAGCCGATGCGCTGGTTTCCAAGCGCGAGGTTTCCACAGAGGTTTCCAGCAAACAGGCGGAAACCGAAAGAGAGATCATTGAGCTCAACGCCGAGGTTATCGCCAACATCCGGATGGCTCACCGGGGTGACATATCCCGTAGTCGCAGGCTGACCAACAAGCTGCTGGATGAACTCGAAGGGCTGACGGACAACCGCCACCTGTTCGAAGAGCTTGGAGAGCTGATGCGTGAACCTGACGACAATGGCTTCGACAAGCGCAATGACCTCTACAACAAGGTGATCGGTCTGCCTGGTCGAACCAAGACCATGAAGGAACTGGCCGAGACGCTGAAGACGCTTGTTGCCCTGGAGCGCCAGGCCTATGACCTCGATGTCAAGCAAGGCGGCAGCGAGGAAGAGACTCTATCCAAGCTGATGGATGAACTATCGAAGGATGCCTGATCATGAAGCCCGAGCACATGAAACTGCTCCGGGATCGGTTCTGGCGGCTGAACAACCTGTACTTCATCACCGACAAGCAGGGCAAGAAGGTCCGCTTCCGCATGACGCAGGAGCAGATCGACTACTTCCAGGGGATGCACACCCGCAACATCATCCTCAAGGCCCGGCAGCTGGGGTTCACCACGCTGGTCTGCATCGTCCAGCTGGATGCCGCGCTGTTTGAGGCTGCCAAGTGCGCCCTGATCGCTCACACGCTGAACGATGCCAAGCGCCTGTTCCGGGAGAAGATCAAGTACGCCTACGGCCACCTGCCTAAGGAGATCAGGGCAGCCAACCCGGCGCGAAACGACGCTGCGGGCGAGCTGGTGTTCAGCAAGGGCGGGTCACTGTACGTATCCACCTCCTTCCGGGGCGGAACGCTGCGCTACCTGCACGTTTCCGAGTTCGGGAAGATCTGCGCCAAGTTCCCGCATAAGGCTCGGGAGATCGTCACCGGTGCATTCGAAGCGGTGGCTGCCGAGTGCTTCGTCACCATTGAATCAACTGCCGAGGGCAGGGCCGGCTACTTCTTCGACTACAGCCAGTCTGCCGAGAAGCAGCAACTGGCCGGCGTGCCTCTTGGTCTGCTCGACTGGAAGTTCTTCTTCTTCAGCTGGTGGCGCAATCCGCTGTACTGGCTGGACCCGACTGGCGTGGTCATCCCTGACCGCCTGACCAAGTATTTCGACGACCTGACCGCCAAGCACGGCATCGTCACCAATCCAGGCCAGCGCGCCTGGTACACGGCCAAGGAAAAGACCCTCGGCGACGACATGAAGCGCGAGTACCCGTCGATCCCTGCCGAGGCATTCCAGCAGACGATCGAGGGTGCCTATTACGCCAAGCAGTTCACCAAGCTCTACGCCACCCAACGCATCGGCAAGCTGCCTGACAACAGCCACCTGCCGGTGCACACCTTTTGGGACATCGGCGTGGGCGACTCGACCGCCATCTGGTTCGTGCGGATCGTCGGCGAGGAATTCCACGTCATCGACTTCTACCAGAACAGCGGCGAGGGCCTGCGGCACTACATGAAGGTGCTCAAGGATCGCGGATACACCTACGGCGAGCACTGGGGCCCTCACGACATCGACAACCGGGAATTTGGTAGCGATGGCAAGACTCGACGTGAAATCGCGCGAGAGGGCTACGAGATCGACGGACAGCGCTATTCGCTCACCTTCCAGGTGGTGCCGAAGCTGAGCATCGACGAGGGCATAGAGCAGGCGCGGGAGATTCTTCCCCGCTGCGCCTTCGACGAAGCCAAGTGCGAGGAGGGCATCACTGCTCTGGAGAGCTACCGCAAGGAGTGGGACGACAAGCGCGGCTGCTGGAAAGACAAGCCGCTCCACGACTGGTCATCCCACCCATCCGATGCCTTCCGCTACTTCGCCGTAGCCAAAACCAAGCGCTCCAGGGTGGAGCACATACCTGTCACATTCACGTTCTGAGGCCAGCATGCCGAATTACAGCGCAACCCGGAAGGAGTACACCGCTGCTCTGCCGGGCTGGAATCTGGTCAAGCGATGCGTGGCCGGAGCCCGGGAGATCCGGAAGTACGACGAATACCTGCCGATGCCAGACCCGACGAACCAGTCGGAGGAGAATCTGGAGCGGTACCGCCAGCTGAAGAAGCGGGCCATGTTCCTCAACGTGACCGGGCGCACGCGCACCGGGCTGCTGGGAGCAGTGTTCCGCAAGACGGCTGAGGTTGAGCTGCCATCAGGCGTCCAGTATCTGCTGGAGAACGCCAGCGGCGACGGTGCCAGCCTGGAGCAGCTGTCCAAGGAAGCGGTTGGCGAGTGCCTGGATACAGGCCGGGGCGGCTTCCTGACCGACTATCCGAAGCTGGAAGGCGAGCCCGGGCGACCGCGCACCGCCGCCGAATCAGCCGGTAAGCAGGCCTGGATTCACCACTACCCGGCGCTGAGCATCATCAACTGGCGCGAGAAGGTCATCGAAGGCCGCAAGCACCTGGTGCTGGTGGTTCTGCACGAGCAGATCAGCAAGGAAAGCGGCGACGGCTTCGAGTTCGAAATCGTCGACCAGTACCGCGCCCTGGTGCTGGAGGATGGCGTCTACAAGCAGCGCCTGTACCGCGATGACATCCCTGATGGTGAGGAGAGCATCCCCACCGACCAGGCCGGCAAGCAGTTCGATCACATCCCGTTCCACTTCTACGGCTCGGAGAACAATGACGCTGCCGTGGACAAGGGGCCGCTGGAAGACATCGCCGACGTCAACATCCTGCACTACGGCAACAGCGCCACGGTGGAGGAGGCCGGGTTTATCAGCTCGCAGCCCACGCTGTTCATGACCAGCAGCATCACCGCCGAGGATTTCGCCAAGTTCAACCCGAACGGAGTGCACATTGGCTCGCGCCGCGGGATCATGCTCGGTAATCAGGGCAGCGCGACCATGCTGCAGGCCAAGGAAACCCAGTTGGCTCTGGAGCTGATGCGCGACAAGCAGGATCAGATGCTGATGATCGGCGCCCGCATCGTCCAGAAGGGCGGCGGCGCCGAGACGGCAGAGGCCGTGCGGATCCGCTACAGCTCAGACAACAGCGTGCTGGGCACCATCGCCGGCAACGTGTCCGAAGCGCTGAAACTGGCCATTCTGGACGCGGAGCGCTTCATGATCGGCCAGCCTGACATGACCGGGACGGTGTTCTGGCTCAATCAGGAGTTCTTCGACGAGGCCATGGATGCGCAGATGATCATGGCTCAGGTCCAGCTGTGGCAGCAGGGCATCATCGCGAAGAAGGACCTCCGTACCAACCTGCGCCAGGCCGGCACCATCGAGTCTGATCGCACGGACGACGACATCGACGAAGACATCGAGGCCCAGCCGCCAGTGGCCGGCAGCGACACGGGCGGCCAGCCACCAGGTGACGTAAATGAGCAGTGAAGGCTACTTGGCTGACGCAGCCACCCGCCACCAGGTCTACGTCCAGCGGTACGCCGCCGGCAACCTGAAGCGGGTGGCCAAGTTCATCACCAAGGCCATCAACACCGCCAAGGCGGTGGTACGAGGCGGACTGAGCGCCTACGGCACGCGAAGGTACACGGGCGAGATCGACGCATTGCAGCGTGACCTGCAGGGCATCTACAGCGACCTCAAAGGCCAGTCCATGCTGGATCTGGGAGAGTTCGCTGGATATGAGGCATCGTTCAGCGCTCGCATGCTGGGGCAGGTGGTCACCGCCGTGGTCCAGACCCAAGTGCCGGCCGCCGATCTGGTTGCCGCTGCTGCGCTCGCTGAGCCAATGCAGCTTGAGGCACGGGCAGGGGTGCAGCGCATCAGCATCGCCGGAGCGCTGGACCAGTTCGGCACTGCCAAGTCAGCGCAGATTGTGGGGGAGATCCAGATCGGCTCTGCCTTGGGTGAGACCAGCCAGCAGATCACCCGGCGCCTCACCAGCATGCACCAGCTGCAGCAGGATCAGGCATCGGCGCTGGTGCGCACCATGACCAACCATGTGGCCAGTACAGCGCGGGCGGAGACGTTCAAGGCCAACGACGACATCCTGGCCGGCAAGCGCCGCATCGCCACGTTGGACGGGCGCACATCGCCGTTCTGCCGCTCGATCGACAACACGGTGGTGCCATTCAGCGCGCCGTCGCCTCCGTTCCACTGGAACTGCCGAACGTCCGAGATCCCGGTGCTCAAGCCTGAGTTCGAGCGTGAGATTCCCGGCTCGGTCAGGCCGGCAGTCGGGCCAGACGGTGCTGAGCAGGTATCGAGCAAGACCACCTACCAGCAGTGGCTCGCCCGCCAGCCTGCCGCGTTCCAGATCGATGTCCTCGGGCCGGCCCGCTACAAGCTGTTCAGCAAGGGCGAGCTGACCCTGGACAAGTTCGTGGACCAGAACGGCAAGCAGATCACGTTGGACGAGCTGAGGCAGCTTGAACCGCTCGCTTTCGAGCGTGCAGGACTTTGAACAGCCGGCCATGAGCCGGTTTTTTTACGCCCGAGGCTGAGCCAACGGCAAATCATCCGGGGGATGACATGAAATACCTGATCGACAAAGCAGCATTCGACGCGCTGGACCCAGCCCTGCAGGCGCTCTACAAGGCCCAGGGTGAAAACTACGTCCTCGCGGTCGAGGGACTCCCTCAAAGCGAGGATGTTGAAGGCCTCAAGCGCCAGAACCAGACCCTGCTGGACGAAGCGAAGGAAGCCAAGCGCAAGGCGCGTGAGGCCCAAGAGCAGCTGACCCAGAAAGAGCTGGACGCAGCCAAGGCCCGCGGCGACTACGAGTCGCTGTACACCAGCAGCGAGCAAGCCCTGGCCGCCGAGCGCCAGAAGCTGGCAGACCTGCAGGCCGGCATCGAGAAGCGCGACCTGACCGGTGCGGCCTCGAAGATCGCAGCGCAGATCGCTGACGGCCCGAACGCCGAGATCCTGGCCGAATTCCTCGAGCGCCGGCTGCGCATTGTCGATGGCCAGGTACGTGTCACCGATGCCAGCGGGAACCTAACGGTCTCCACGCTGGAAGACCTCGGCAAAGAGTTTCAGAAAGAGCCGCGCTACGCCTCTTTGGTGCGCGGCTCGCAGGCCAGTGGCGGCGGGGCTGCCGGTGGCGGGGGTGGCGGGGCCACCAAAACGTGGGACCAACTGAGCGGCATGGAGCGCGTAGAGCTCCGCCGAAATGACCCCGCCGAGCATGCACGCCTCAAGGCGGCGCATGAAGCGGCCCAGCAAAAAGGAAAGTAAGCAATGCCAACCATCCTCTCCGATGTGGTCTTCCGCGACGAACTGCGCGACTACATGCGCGTAAACACCGTCGAGAAGACCGCGTTCTTCCAGTCCGGCATCCTGGTCAACAACAGCGACATGTCCAGCCTGCTGGCCAGCCCGTCCAACACCTTCACCATCCCGTGGTGGGTCGATCTTGACGCGTCCATCGAGTCGAACTACTCGAACGACGTGTACACCGACATCGCCGTGCCGCTGGCGGTGACCAGCGCCGAGATGCAGGCCCGTGCCGCCTACCTCAACGAAGGTTGGGCAGCCATGAGCCTGGTGAAGAACATCACCAACCAAGACCCGCTGGAGTTCGTGGCCAGCCGCCTGACCAGCTACTGGCAGCGCGTGGCCCAGCGCCGCACCATCGCCACTGTCGTGGGCATCTACAACGACAACGTGGCCGACAACGGCGGCGACATGGTCGTGGACGCTGGTGGCCCGATCACCGCTGCTGCGGTCATCCGGGCCCGGGCGACCATGGGTGACTACACCCCGCAGATCATCACCCCGAACGGCACCAAGGCGCTCAGCGTGATCGCCATGCACTCGGCCGTGTACGCAGAGATGTCGATCCTCAACCTGATCGACTTCACCCCGATCGCAGACCAGGTGCCCGAGTTCGGCCGCTACCAGAACATGCTGGTGGTGATCGACGACGGCCTGCCGGTGATCGGCGCCGCGCCTGATCAGAAATACCTGTCGATCATCTTCGGCCCCGGCGCAATCGGCTACGCCGAGGAGCAGGACGAGGACGACATGGAGTACGACCGCGAGCCGGCCCGCGGCAACGGTGGCGGCGCTGAAACCCTGTGGACCCGTCGCAACTTCGTTGTGCACCCGCTGGGCTACTCGTTCCTGTCGGCGACCATCACCGGCACTCCAGGCACCACCCGCCCGGTATCGGCCAACTGGTCCGACCTGGCCCTTGCCACCAACTGGGAGCGCAAATGGGCTCGCAAGCAGGTGCCTCTGGCGTTCATCACTTCCACCCTGGGCTCGTAACAGAGCCCTTTCGAGGAGATCACCATGGCACTCGCAGAAGACAACCACATCGACCCGAACAACAAGGCACGCTGGGGCTTCGGCGGCAGCGTCGGCAAGATCACGGTCGGTCCGCAGACTGTCGGCGAGACTGGCGGCGTCGAATCGGTTCTCACCGAGCCCGACAACTCCGGTGCGCACAACAACGGCGGCGGCACTGGCGACGGCGAGCAGGTCAAGCAGTTGCAGCAGGCCAACGCCCAGCTGGCGGCCGAGAAGGAAGTCGAAGAGCTGAAGGCCAAGCTTGACGCCGCAGGGGTTACCTACCGCGCCAACGCCTCGAAAGAGTCGCTGCAGAAGCTGGTAGAAGACCTGCCCAAGTAACACCGGGGCTTCGGCCCCACTCATTCAAGGGAGGCCTGATGGCTACCTACATCACCGTCGCGGACGTCGACGAAATCCTGGGTCCGACCTGGGCGCCCGACGACAAGAAGGCCATGGCGGTAGCGCAGGCCAACGCATACCTCACCTCGCTCCGTCTGTGCGGCATCGACATGTATGCCGTGCCGGAGGAGGTGAAGCAGGCCGGGGCCCAGCTGGCTCTGGTCGCGTCCACGGGCCAACTGTATCAGCAGCAGACCGAGGGATCGCTCGAGGCCAAGAGCGTGAAGGCCGGATCGGTTACGACCAGCCGCACGTATGCCGCGCTCGACCGTACCAGCGCGGGAGCGCAGCCGGAGGGCGTCCAGTTCGCCCTGGCCCTGGTATCTCCCTGGCGCTGCAACCCGTTCGCCTTTGCCGTGGACAGGGGGTAACCATGGGATTGCGCGATGACGTTCAGATCGACCTGGCAGCCGCCTTTGACGACGACCTCGCCGATGCCGTGCAGCCATTTACCGGCACCTATATGGGGCCGGGCGAATGGGATCCGGTCAGCGAGACGACCACGGCCCAGCCTGTGACCTACACCGGCCGAGGCGTTTTCGACAGCTACGACAGCCGCCGGATCGACAACATCAACATCCTGGTGGGTGACGTGCTGCTGATCTGCCTGGCCAATGAGGTCACGGACAAGCCGGCGGTAGGCCACGAGATCATCGCCAACGACCTGATCACGGGCGAGGCGGTGGCCTATCGAATCATTAGTCCTGGCATCGACCCAGCCAAGGCGCACTACGAGATCCAGCTGAGGAAATAGCCATGGCGAAGGGGCGCTCTTGGAGCATACCGCCATCTGCCTTCAGGGCAGAGGTGGACGAGGCGGTGGCGACTCGCACCAGGGTCATCTCCATGGCTCTGCTGAAGGAAATTGTGCTGAGGTCACCGGTAGGGAACCCCGACCTCTGGAAGGCGAATACCGAGCTTAGGAGCAGGAACATCGCAGCGGCCGACGCATACGATGCAAGGGCTCTACAGCTTGGGCGAAAGACGCTGACCAAGCGGGAGCGCGAAGAAAACTATTTCGTTGGCGCCCAGGCTGTTGGCGCCGGATATGTCGGCGGCCGCTTCCGCGCAAACAACTTTGTAACCGTGGGCGACCCCAACTACCAGTTGCAGCTTGACGATGTTGATCCAACTGGGGTTTCGACGATCTCACGCGGCTCCTCCGTCATACAGACTGCCGGGCCGTATTCAGTCGTCCATATCCAAAACAATCTGCCGTACGCAGAACGTCTTGAGGACGGCCATTCGACCCAAGCCCCAGGCGGCATCTACGCCGTGTCATTCAATGGCGTGGCGGCCGCTTACTCCGACTGAGCGTGAACAGATGACCTTCGAGCAGATCCGCGCCGTCATCATCGGTCGCATGCAGCAGTGGGCGGGAATTCCCGCTGACGCGATCGACTACCCGAACAACCCCCAGGGCCCATTCAGTCCTGCCGGTAAGGCCATCTGGGCGAGGTTGGCGGATATCCCCGGCCTGTCCAGTACGCCGGAGATCGGCAACGGCCCAAGCGTGCGCCGAACGGGGGCGATCATCATTCAGCTGTTCGTTCCGACCAACAAGGGCACCCTGGCCATCGCCAAGGCAGCCGACACCCTGGTGCAGCACTTCGAGTATTACAGCGCGCCCGAGGGTCCGCTGGACTTCTTCGCCGTATCGCCCAGCACTGTAGGCGACGACGGCAACGGCTGGTACCAGGTCAATGTGTCGCTTCCATACCGGGCCTACTGAGCCCACCACTTGCACCGCCACATGGCGGTTTTTTTACGCCTATCGATAGGAGAAACACCCCATGTCCAGTGGTGCCAAGCGCTCGACCGCGTGGATTCGCGAAGTGACCCCGGGTATTACCCCGCCGGGCAACTGGAACGTGCTGACCCGCGTCAGCTTCGGCCTGGTGCCCACCTACAACACCGAAGAGAACAACGAGATCGGCGAAGACCGCATGGCCCAGGGCACCGCCCAGACCACCGTGGACGTCGGCGGCGATATCGAGACCAAGTTCCGCTACGGTGCCCTGGACGAGTTCTTGGCCTCCTGCTTCGGCAAGGACTGGGACAACAACGTCCTCACCATGGGCAACGACCGCATCTCGTTCTCCATCGCCGCATATGATGCGGACGTGGGCATCTCCGGCATCGCCCGCGGCGCTCAGGTTGACTCGATCAACATCGAGGTCCCGAACGACAACGAGATCAGCGTCACCACCACGTTCATGGCCACCTCGTGGGATGACAAGGCCGACAACAGCTCCTTCATCGTCAGCCCTGCGCCAGAGGCAAGTCAGCGGCGCTACGGGTTCAAGGATGTGACCGGGCTGAAGATCAACGGCGTGCAGCTGGGTGAGGATAACGCCTGCGTGGACAGCTTCAACCTGCAGTTCGCCAACAATGCTCAAACCCAGCGCTGCATCGGCAACGGCAACCCGTTCCCCGGCAACATCATTCCGACCACCTTCACCCCGTCTGGCTCGATCACCATGAGCTGGTCCAAGACCGCCTACCAGTACTGGAAGGCGCAGCAGACCAGTGGCGCGCTCAGCTTCGAGTTCACCCTGAACAATGCAGACGGCGGCTACACCTTCTTCATCCCCGAGATGGAAGTGAGCGGCGATTGGCCGGACGGCGGCGCTACTGACATCATCCAGGTGGAGCTGGCATACACCGCCCGACGCGTGCCGCCGACCATCACCCGCCTGCCTGCGCCGATCGCCATTGCAGCGGTGACCGTCACCCCGGACACCCTGAGCCTGGAAGTAGACGAGACCGCCGACCTCGAAGCCGCGGTAACCCCTGTCGGTGCAAGCCAACTGGTCAGCTGGACCTCCTCGGCACCGGCCATCGCCAGCGTGAGCGCGACCGGTCTGGTCACCGGCCTTGCCGCAGGCACCGCCACCATCACCGCGACCAGTGCAGCAGACGGAACCAAGACCGACACCTGCGCTGTGACTGTCACCGCCTAAACCTTTGCCTGGCGCGCCCTGCGGTGTGCGTCGGGCCTTTTACCGCAGAGGAATACCATGGGCATCACCATTGCAAAGAAGCCTGAGCTGGACATCAACGGCGAGCGCTGGGTGCACTTCAAGGTCGGCGCCAATGGCCTGGCCGTGAAGTGCGACAAGGGGCCGGACACTGCCTCGATTCTGGTCGCATCCATCGCAAACCCTATCTACAAGTCGCACCAGGCCGTGATCCGCCGGCACCTCGCCGCGCTGAACCAACAGGCCGGGGTTGGAACCGCTGGCTTCACCGTCGACTCCATCCCCGATGTCGAGCTCGAAACCGACGACGACCTGTTCATCGACCTGGCTGCGAAGCACCTGATCAAGGACTGGCAGGGCATCGATGTCGAAGAGCGCCCGGGCGAGCCAGCCAAGTACACCCCGCAGCTGTGCAAGGAACTGATCGAGCAGATGCCAAGTGTCTACTTCCTGGCGGTGCGCACTGCCCTGGACATCGCCAAGCGCATTGAGGAGCAGGCCCAAGCCACTGCGGAAAAGCAGTAGCGGCATATCGCTGGGGTAGGGACTGGGCTGGCGCGGAAAACGAGAAGAAGCGCTGGAAGCATGAGCGGCTTGGCTCTGGGGTTCCGGAGGCGCCAGAGATCGACGGCGTAACCGTCGAGATTCTAGAGGCTTACGCCTACATCAGCCGGTCCCGGCAGTACGTCGGCATGATCGGCGCGCCTGCCCCGATTGCTCCGTCCGCCATCGCCGAATATCTCAACCGCTACCCCTCGGTGATATGCCGCGAAGAGTTCGACACCGCCATATTCGCCTTGGACGACGAGTTCCGTCGGCGGTGGGATGAGCAGCACCAAGAGAGCATTAAGACCAAGGCCAAGAAATAGCTTCGCCAACCTGGCGATACGTTGGTCCGTGCAGGCCTGAAGTGCTAGCATCCAGCCATACGTTTCTACAGGGATGACTATATGTTCGCAGTGAGATTCTTGGTTCTAGCTTTCCTGGCTGCATACAGCCTTGGCATGGGGACTGTGCCGGCCAATGAGCTGAATGCATTTGGCAAACTGATCGTTTTTTCTGGCCTGATCAGCGTCCCTTTGCTCTATATGCTCCCTACTATCGAAGCTAAATTGCGCGGGCATACCAATATTGCCTCAATCGCACTCGTCAACCTTTTCCTCGGTTGGTCTTTGATCGGGTGGGTGGTTGCACTGGTATGGGCGTTCAAGAAGCCAGAGGTAGCGCCGACAGCAGTTGTTGCCGAAAAAGAGCCTGCTGTAGAGCAGCCAGTCAAGGCCGCCACAAAAACCTGCCCCTTCTGCGCGGAAGAGATCAAAGTGGAAGCGATAAAGTGCAAACACTGCGGCAGCTCGCTGGTGGTGAGCTAGCACCCAAAACATACAAGACCCGCTCCGGCGGGTTTTTTTATGCCCGGAGAAAGGTATGACCCAGGAATCTCGCCTGGCGGTAACGATCGACTCGCGGGGCGCCAAGCGCAATGCGGACGACCTGACCGCATCCCTCGAGCGGATGGAAAGAGCGGGTGATTCGGCGGCCTCGGCGGCCGATAGCGTGAGCAGCAGTCTCGATGATCAGCGGAAGGAGCTAGCCCAGTTGCTGGGCCAGATCAATCCAACGGTTGCCGCGCTTGGTCGTCTCGATGACATGCAAGAAAAACTGGCCAGGCTGAAGAAAGCAGGCGTTGTCGAAAGTGACACGTTTGTCGAGTACACCCAGCGCATCAACACGATGCGGGAGGCTCTTGGCGAAACCACGAGCAGCATGAATAAGGCCGGCATGTCAGCCAAGGCCTATCAGGCAGCCCTGCGTGGCGTACCTGCCCAGTTTACTGATATCGCGGTCAGCCTTCAGGGTGGGCAAGCGCCACTTACCGTCTTCCTGCAGCAGGGCGGCCAGCTTAAGGATATGTTTGGCGGTGTTCTTCCAGCCGCCAAGGCTCTTGGTGGTTATGTCCTTGGCCTGGTGAATCCGTTCACAGTGGCGGCCGCAGCAGCCGGAACGCTGGCCTTGGCCTACTACAAGGGCTCCGAGGAGTCGGATCGGCTCTCCGATGCGATCATCCGAAACGGAAACGCTGCTGGAACCAGCTACAGCGAACTGGCAGGGCTTGCAGAACAGGTCGCTGCTACAGGCACGACGGTTGGCGCGGCATCGAAGGTTCTCGAACAGCTTGCCGGGGCCGGTAACGCCCTCACCCCGATGTATGCGCAGATCACCAAGGCATCACTGGCCTGGTCGAAGCAGACCGGGGAAGACGTTACCAAGGTGGTCCAGTCATTCAATGAGATCGCTAAAGGTCCAGTTGAGGCGGTGAAGAAGCTCGATGCAGAGCTCAACTTCCTGACTGCAAGCCAGTACGCGAACATCATCTCCCTGGAAAAGCAGGGGAAAACAATTGATGCCGCCAGGGCGGCTACCGATCTTTATGCTACTGCATTGAGTTCCAGGTCGGCAGAGATGGAGAGCAACCTCGGCTCGCTTGAGTCCGCTTGGCAATCCCTGGGCAGCTTCGCCAAGAAAGCCTGGGACGCGATGCTTGATGTCGGTAGGAAGACTACTCCGGAGCAGGAGTTGGCTGACGTCTACAACCAGATCGCCGAAGCGCGCAAGACCATCAGCAAATATGGGACTGCCGCGAGCAGCCTGATGGGCGTAAACCCTGACAGCCTCAAGGCGCTCGAAAAGCGAGCGACTGAGCTGCAAGGCCGTATTGCCGATGAAGCCTGGAAGGCGTGGGAAGGGAATACCAACAGGTTTGTTCAAGACGCCGGCAAAAAAGGCGTGGACCTGATCAGCTCGACGTTCACTGCCGCGCAAACCCAGACCCAGAAGCTGCAGAAACAGTTGGAGGATCTCGATAAAGCCCGTGCCGATGCGATGGCGGCGGGCGGCTTCAATTCTGAGCAAGAAACAAAATACGCCACAGCCCGCAAGAACATCGAGCAGGAAATCGCGGACATCAAAACCCGCGAGGCGAAGAAGAACGCACCGAAGAACGTCAACCGAGGCGTGGCCGAGGCGGAAAACACCTTCGCTCGCCTTTACAGCCAGTACGACCCGGCGGCCCAGGCAGCCCGCACGCTGACCAAGGAGCAGGGTCAGCTGGACCTGGCCTTCCAGAAAGGCAAGATCAGCCAGGAGGAATACGGCAAGGCTCTGGCGCAGGCGTCCACCAACTATGCCGCAGCCATCAAGGGTGCTCAGGGCCTAACCCAGGCCGAACAGTACCGCGCGCAGATGGAGCGGCAGCTGGCTACCCAGCGAATGGAGTACGCCGCCCAAGCGGACGCCGTGGGCATGGGCCAGAAGGACGCTTATCGCATGCAGGAGCGCCTGCGCATTGAGCAGGAGACGAACAACCGCATCCTTCAGCTCCAGACTGAGCTGGCCAACGCCCAAGGCGAGAAGCAGCGCCAGGACCTGCAAGCCCAGATCGATATCGAGCGCGAGTTCCTGCAGAAGCGGGTTGCTGCACAGCGCGACGGTTGGGCCCAGATCGATCAGGCCCAGGCAGACTGGAGCAACGGCGCCCGTGGCGCTTTCCAAGACTATTTGGATAGCGCCAGTGATGTGGCAGGGCAAACTCGCGACCTGTTCAGCAACGCCTTCGGCAACATGGAAGACGCCGTGGTCAACTTCGTGAAGACCGGCAAGCTTTCCTTCAAGGATTTCGCTGACCAGGTTGTCGAAGACCTCATCCGTATTCAGGTGCGGCAGGCAGCAGCAGGCTTCCTTGGGTCTGCGCTTGGGTTCCTGGGTGGGGGAGGGGCGGCGGCATCCGGCAGCGGCACCATGACCGGATTCAGCGAGACGATCTCTCGGTCTGGCTTCGCGACTGGCGGCTACACCGGTGACGGTGGCAAGTTCGAGCCGATGGGCGTGGTCCACGGTGGCGAATACGTCATCCGTAAAGAGGTGGTAAGTCAGCCGGGAGCTCGCGATTATCTGGATCGCTTGAACGCCAAAGGCTACGCCAGTGGCGGTTTCGTCGGGGTGAGCCCTGCGGTTGCTGCTGCATCGGTTCCTGCAGCACCCTCTAATGGCGCCATGCCATCCATCATCCAGCACATCAGCGTGCAAGGCGCCGCAGACGAAGCGACCCTGGCCCGCATTCAACAGGCAGCCCAGAAGGGCGCGCAGGATGGCTACAACCTGGTGCTGCGCGACTTCAAGATGAACGGGCCGGCGCGGCAGCTGATCGCCCGCAACCGATAGCAAGAAGGAGTACTGCATGGCTATCCAATGGCCGGCATCGCTGCGCCCGTCTGAAATGACGTGGGGCTTAGTCAACAACAGCCGCGCCTTCACCTCGACGCTCTCGAACGCCCAGCAGATCGTCGGGCAGCCGGGCGCGTACTGGCAGTGCACCCTGACGTTCGGTTTGCTTACCCGGGAGCAGGAGCGCGAGCTGTCAGCGTTCCTTGGGCGCCTGGACGGGCTCTTCGGCACGTTCAACCTCCCGGCGTTCACCCGAACCCGGAAGGTGAGCGTGGGAAGCCTCACCGTCGTGTCAGGCGTGGCCCAGGCCAGGGCCATCACGGTGGCCGGTGCCGCCGCGAACACCCCGGTTTTCGCCGTGGGGGATTACCTCACGGTGGCCGGGGAGATGTTCGAAGTGGTTGAACCTGCTACCTCCAACGCCCAAGGCCAGGCCATCGTGTCGGTCAACAAGCGCATCCGCAAATCGCTGGTCGCCGGGACGCCGGTCGAATACCTCAACCCCTACGCCGAATGCCGCATGACCCAGGACACGTGGAACATGACGGTGCGGCCGGTGGTGGCCAGTGGCAGCTACCAGTTCAGGGAGGCCTTCTGATGCCCTCGACGTTCCCATTCAGCCAGAGCGTGGTCGACATCATCGCCACCGGCAAATTCTTGAGCGTGTACGCCTGCCAGCTCGACTTCGAGGGCGGTCCGGTGTACGCGCACACGGGTACCGGTGACTTGGTGATCGGCGGGATAACGTATCTGGGGGTAGGGCAGTTCGGAGAGGTCGGCCAGTCGCAGGAGAGCGACAACTCGAACTCGCCCATGTCCATCGACCTGGCCCTGACCGGCCTGGACAGCTACATCATCACCGAGACCAACATCCGGGGATGTCGCGGGCGTTCAGGCAAGCTCATGTTTGTGGTGTTCGACGAGCAGGGCAACTACGCCGCCGACATCCTGTTTTCCGGCCGCATGGACGCCGCCACCTTTTCCTACGCCGGCAATGGCCAGGATGGAAACAAGATCACCGTCCCGATCGTTGACCGGATGGCCGAGTGGAGCCGCACCGGCACCGAGCGGTTCACCGACGAGAACCACCGGGCCCGCCACCAGGGCGACCGGTTCTTCTACGCCATCGCCCAGATGTCCGAATGGCCCATCTACTGGGGATCCAAGAAGGACGCCCCGACGTTCACCTACGAGAAATAGCCATGCGCTACCGAGACTGGACCACACGCCTCAGCGAAGTGATCAAGGCCGCCTTAGAGCGGCCTTTTTCATGGGGCGAATTCGACTGCTGCCTGTTTGCGGCGGACTGCGCGGTAGCGGTGTGCGGTACCGACCCGGCCGAGGCGTACCGCGGCACCTACAAGACCGAGGCGGGGGCGAAGCGGGCGCTGAAGAAGCAGCACGGAAGCCTTGAGGCAGCATGGGACGCCTGCTTCGCCAGGGTTGCGCCGGCATTCATCCAGCGCGGCGACATTGCCATGTACGAAGCGCCCGGCGGCCGGTCCATGGCCGTGTACTGGGCAAACGAATTCTGGGCGACCACTGACGACGGGGTGGCCCGCGTGGTGTGCGACCCGCTTGCGGTCTGGAGAGTTGAATAATGTCCAATGGCGTCAGGAAGATTGCTCAGGTCGCCGTCGGCGCGGTCATTGGCTTCGTGCAAGGTGGCCCGGTGGGCGCCGCCATTGGTGCCGGCCTGGCGTTCTACATGGCCGAGCAGCAGGAGAAGCTGAACACCAAGTCGCCGATGCGCGACAACGAGCCGTCGGCCCAGACCGTCCGCTCCTCCAAGGCGCCCGCGCGCTTCATCCTTGGCCGGGTCAGCACCGGTGGCGTGCTGGTCTGGGCGCAGGAGCAGGCCGGCGACCAAACCGATGGCGAGTGGCTGCACCTGGTCTACGTCCTCTGTGAAGGCCCGGTCGACGCCCTGGAGAACATCTACCTGGGCGAGGAGGCGATCGCCACCTACGGCGAGCATGCCTCCTATGAACTGGTCGTCAACCCGACCCAGGTGAACGCCTTCCTCAAGGCCAACTGCCCTGACTGGAAAGACGAGCAGATCGGCCGCGGGCTGTCGTTCGTACGCCTGTCGCTCAAGTACAGCGCCGAGAAATTCCCGTCCGGCATCCCTGACGCACGCTTCATCGTCCGTGGCCGAAACGATATCTACGACCCGCGTACCGGGATGTCCATCTACACCGAGAACACCGCGCTCCACATTCTCTGGTTCCTGCGCAACCGCTGCGGCGTGCCGGACGATGAGATCGTGTTCGAGACGTTCGCCAGCGGCGCCAACATCTGCGATGAATCGGTCGCCAACCCTGATAACACCACCAGCCCGCGCTATCGCAGCAGCTGCGTGATCGGTGCCGACGAGCAGCGCACCAACGTGCTGCAGAAGCTTGAGGCTGCCTGCGGCGGCCGGACTATCCGCGTCGGCGGACGCTGGATGTTCCAGGCTGGGGCCTACTACGGCCCTTACGACTTCGAGATCACCGAGGACATGGTGATCGGCACCATAACCGGCAGCACCGAGCCGACCAATGATGCCGCGATCAACACGGTTCGCGGTACGTTCATCGACACCTCGCAGTCGTGGACAGAGACCGATTACCCCGAGGTCAGCGTTGCCGAATGGGTGGTCGAGGACGGCGGGGAGGCGGCTGAAACGCTGACCTTCTCCTACGTCACGGATGCCTACCAGGCCCAGCGCCTGGCGAACATCGAGCTTCGCCGCCGGCGCGCAGGTGGCACCATCAGCATTCCCATGAACTTCCTGGGCTACAACTGCCGGCCGGGTCGCGCCGTGCGCGTGAACCTGCCGTCGCTGAACATCCTGGGCGAGTTCATCGTCACCAACTGGAGCATGGGCGCTGACCAGGGCTGCACCGCCCAGCTGCAGCAGTACGATGCAGCACAGTTCGACGATGCCGTGGGCCAGCCGTACAACCCCATCGGCTTCATCAACCTGCCGACTGGTGGACTGGGCAGTCCTACCAACCTGGCCTGGATACCCGACGAGACTGCCGAAGTCACCCAGGGCGTGCTGAGCTGGACGCAGCCGGCCGGCATTGTCACAGGTTATGCAGTCACTATCCGGCAGGGCAGCACTGCGGTGCAGGCCCAGCAGGTGCCCGAGACTACTTTGCAGTTGCCGATCGCTGGTCTGCCTTCGGGCAACTACACGATGAGCGTGGCCACGCTCGGCCCGCTGACCCGCTCCGGCGAGGCCAGCATTACCGTGAACATCGACGGCCCGCCGATTCCAGAGGCGTGCACGGTGCAGTCCACGATCGACACCATCACGCTGTTCCCAAGCAACGTGCAGCACGGGCTGAACGGCGGTACCTATGAGTACTTCTACAGCGAAGACCCGCAAACTCCCGCTGCGCAGGCAACATATCTTGGACAGGGCCTCAGCCTCACCCATACCGGCCTGGCGTTCTTCACCAACTACTTCTACTTCATCCGCTCCCGCAACGCCTACGGGGTCAGCGGCTTCCTCAAGATCGCCGCGTCCACGTCGAACGACGTCACCGCCATGCTGGCAGCGCTGTCGGGCAAGATCACCGAGAGCGAACTGGGGCAGGAGCTGCTGGAAGAAATCCAGAAGATTCCTGGCTTGGAGGAGCAGATTGCTGCGCTGGATGGACTCAAGGCCTACGACAAGGATGATGCCTACCAGAAGGGCCAGATGGTCGTGGTTGATGGCCGCATCTACCAGGCGCTGCAGCCTGTTCCAGCAGACGCCTCTGGTGCGAATGCTCCACCCAATGCCGCGCTTTGGGGCGACGTTGGCCAGTCGCTCGAGGCTGCCAATGGCCTAGCTCAGCAGGTGGCCACCAATACCGCCGACATCGCCGAGGTAGACGGCAAGGTCACCGCTACGGCAGGCAGCCTGCAGGCGCTGCGCGCCTCGGCCCGTGATGACGACGGGGAAGGGGAGCTGCTGGATGCGCTGAAGGGGTGGGACAGCATTGCTAACTACGCCCAAGAGGTCAAGGTGCGCGCAGAGGCCGACTTTGCGCAGACGCAGCGGACCACGACTCTGGAGGCTCGCGTCGGTGGTAATGAAAGCCGTATCACCACGGTTGAAACCACGGTTGCGACCAACCAGCAGGCCACGGCCACGGCGATACAACAGCTGAACGCCTCGGTTGCCGACAACTCGGCAGCGATCCAGCAAACCTCTTCGGCCTATGCCGATACGGCCGGCAAGCTGACCACGATGTGGACGGTAAAGATGCAGCTCAACGCCCAAGGCCAGTACGTGGCGGCGGGTATCGGCTTGGGCATCGAGAACGGCCCAGCCGGCCTGCAAAGCCAATTCCTGGTCAGCGCCGACAGGTTCGCTGTGGTCAACGGGGTGAATGGCACGCTCTCGTCGCCATTCGTGGTGCAGGGCGGCCAGGTCTTCATCAACCAAGCGTTCATCAACTCGGCTTACATCCAGACGATCGTGAACAGCGGAACGCTCAGGTCCCAAGCCGTGGACGCTCAGGGCCGGCCATTGATCGAGCTGAACATGGTCACCGGCGTGTTCACCTTCCGTGGCCAGGATGCCAGCGGCAGCGTGCTCATCAACAACGGCGGGATCTACGTTTATGACGCCAACGGCATCGAACGCGCCGCGCTGGGGAGAATGACCTGATGGCTGACATTTATGGGCTCCGGACGAAGGACGCGTCCGGGGCCATTACCCTGGACACCACCATCACGCCGATCCGGTCTCTGAAGATGATGCAGGTCGTGGGCAATAACGCTTTCGACCAGTACATCGCGATACCGGAGATCCAGGCGGCGTCCTTTGTCGTGGTTGATGCCCTGTTTGACGGCGGTGACAACACCTGGAGCCCGCCTGCTTGGGCAACTACCGGACAGCTGCGGCTGCGACAGCCCGGTACCAGGACCTGGCAGGTGATGATCCTGTCGCAGGGTGGCGAGCCGTTTTCGGCAGCAGGCAGTTATGGGGTCAGGGCCGCAAACAACAATATCCGCACGCAGATCGACTCGATCAACCGGGTGCTCAGCGTTCGGTACAACGGACGCATGAACATAGGGTTCCAGGGATCTGGCAGCGGAACTCAAATTCAATACGGAACTGTGACGTTTCCTCAGCCTGTCACCACTTATGAGCGTCCGCTGATCTTCCTGAATGCTGACAACTACATGATGGTCGGAAACTTCTTCGTTACCGGATCCCCCGGAAACTGGACCGGGTTCCGCATCAAAGCCTACAACAACCAGCCAGCACACGGCAGCGTTGCGTTGAGCCCGATGATGATCAACTGGTTCTGTGCTAGCTACATGACGCCGAACACACCAGTGGATGCTTACGGAGCTTCGGTGCGGGACGCGGCAGGTAACAGGACATTCGTCACGTCGGCCAACTTGGCCTTGCTTAACAGCCAGCCAGCCAACAACTCATTCGCGACCGCAGGAACGCCCATCACCGGTGCAGGTTATTACGCCTCGCCGGCGCAAATGGCTTGGACCGGAAATTATGCTGATTACGTTCTTGCGAACGCGCTGTTCTCTGTGACAAACGTTGTGCAAACCACCCAACCATTCAGGGCGAATTTCGGAGGATTTCTGCCTGGAAGGCGCGACGTGCTGCAGATGTACTGCGAAAACTTCGACGGCATCAACGCGCTCAGCGTGAATGGCCGAACCCTCTTTGCATCCCGCCCAATGAAACCTCTTTGAAAGGAAACACGCATGCCATGGTACAGATCAGGCACGGTCGCGATCACGGCCGGCCAAACATCGGTGGTCGGCACGAACACTGACTTCGCCGCGAATGCCAGGGTGGGGGATGCCTTCCAGGGGCCTGATGGCCGCTGGTATGAGGTGGCCAACATCGCGAGCGCGACGGTGCTGAGCATCCTGCCGGCCTACCAAGGTGCGACCGTATCCGCTGGCGGTTACGGCCTAGCCCCGATGCAAGGCTACGTCAAAGATTCTGCGGACGCCCTGCGTGCCTTGGTGAATCAGTACGGGAACAAGCTCGCTGCTCTGGGAACTACGGGCAACTATGAAATCCTTCCAGTCGCCAAGGGAGGGACAGGCGGCGCAACTGCGGCAGACGGGCGAGCTGGCCTTGGGCTGGGTGCTGTCGCTGTAGAGAGCGTGCTCCCTGTGGCTAAAGGAGGTACTGGCGGCACCACTCCTGCCTCTGCAAGGGTCGCCCTCGGGTTAGGTACGGCGGCTGTCGCGCCATTGACTACCTCGAACTACGACCCTTCAGTGGGTAGCGTGCTCAGGGTGGGCGATTTTGGTCTCGGAGGCTCGAGCGGCGGTGTTATTCGCTCACCCAACCTGACCTACATCCCCGGGTTTTCTCGATTCAATGGTGAAGAGGCAGGAGTTCCACACCCAGGAACTGGCGGCTCTTTGTTGACTAACACTTTGGGCGGATCGTACATCCAACAGATCGCCCAGGATCCGTCTGCCGGCATCTACAACCCGTACATCGCTGTTCGCCACTTCTCGTCGCAAGGAAGTCCTGGGCCATGGTTCGTGTTTTATCACACGGGAAACACCACTCGCGGCTCTGGCGGGGCTTTATCTGCAGCTTCACCCATTCTCCGAATCGCTGACATTGATCGATCCGAGCGTCGCGATCTTCTGGAGCAAAGCTTTGAGCGTGCTGGCGACTACGGCGCAACGAACGACGAGGCCCGTGGCGTCACCGTTGAGCGAGTAGATGTTGGCGTCTACCTGGTCACCGGCAGCCTAGGCCTTGCAATGGAGGGCTGGCGCATTCAAGACCCGTGCTCACCCGACGGCGGCCGGATGCTCGGCATCACCCAGAGCGAACAGGATGACCAAGGAGTGATCATCATCAAACTCTTCAAGCAGCGGTGGACGCTGGACGATGAGGGTGAAATGCATCTCGGGCCTGGCGCTCCTTTGGATGTGCCGCTGAATAGCTGGATTGACGTGCGCCTGGAGATGCCCGCCAAGACCGAAGAGGACGTACCTAAAGAACTTCCGGCCTGACCCGCACGGAAACCACCGACCGCCGCCTGGCGGTATTTTTTTGCCTGGAGAAAGCTCATGACTCAATCCCAGCCCCGGGGCATCCGTAATCGGAACCCCGGAAATATCGACTTCAACCCGCGCAACGACTGGCAAGGCCAGATCGGCAAAGAACCTGGTGGCCGCTTCGCCATCTTCGACACGCCCGAGAACGGCATTCGTGCCTTGGGCAAGCTGCTGATCAACTACCGGGGCAAGGACGGCATGCCTGGTGTAGGCGGGAAGGGCATCGACACGGTGCTGGAGACCATCAATCGCTGGGCGCCGAGCAGCGAGAACGACACCCAGGCCTACGCCTCGGCCGTGGCAAAGCGCATTGGCGTGCGCACCACCGACCCGATCGACATCAAGGACCCGGCCACGCTGCGCGGGATGGTGATCAGCATCATCATCCACGAGAACGGCGGCAACCCGTACCCTCCGGCGATCATCGATGAGGGCGTGCGGCGGGCGCTGGCATGAGCTGGCTGGGCGCGGTGCCGGCCTGGTGCTGGTGGTTGATCGGCCTGGTGCTCGTGGCTGGAGGCCAGGAAATTCGTGTGGGAGCGGGAAAAGTTGAGGCTTCGACGGCGAAGTCTGAGCTGGCCGACTACCGCGTGCAGGTGGCCGAGCGCGACCGGCGCGCCGCGGCCCAGGCCAGAACCGAAGAACAGCGCCGCCAAGCCGTGGCGGACAAGGAGGGCGAGAGTGCACGAAAACAACTGGAATTGGCCCAAGGCCGCGCCGCTGCTGCTGAGTCTGCTGCTGGCGGGCTGCGCGGGGAAATCGACCGACTGCGCGCCGGCCACCGAGCAACCTGCGACACCATCGCTGCCCAGCAGCGCCAGGCAGGAACCTCTGCCGTCGTGGTGCTCGGGGGACTGCTTGAAGACGCTGACCGAATGGCGGGCATCTGCGCAGCAGCGCTTGAGCGAAGCCGAATAGCCGGCCTGGCGTGCGAGGCGGTGGTGGATGGGATGAAGTCTCGGTAG